TCTATGCCGTAGATCCCTCTTTATGGAATATCCATACGGATGTCTCGGCAAGAGTTGGTCTTGAGATGAGTGTCGGTAAAGCTTATATGCACGACACATATGCGAACGTCAATAGTACCTCCGTTCACTTTTCTATCCCATCTCTTTGGGATGGTGAGCGTCGAAGGACTAATGTCAGCCCATGGCGGATCGACTTTCTTAATGTTGGTCTCTTCTATGGTAAACATAAAGTTCAGGGAGGTACAGATGCTGTAATTAAGAAGCACTGTACAGACCTCGATACTGACGATCCGGAAGACGTCGCAGAATCCGTCTGGGGTAGAACCCAGGCTGGTCCTAAGCAGACCCTCAGAGTCCTCAAGGAGCTCGAATTCGGTATCGACGAAGAGAAGGAAAACATCCTTACACCTTTGAACACCATACTTGAGGGATGTCTCCCAGGTAAGCAATCACACATACTGCGTCTTTTTCTCAACAAACATAAGGATGTTATCAAGAAAGAGACTATGGCAATATACCTTAAGAAGGGTAAAGCTAAAGTCTTCACTAGGAATTTGTTCATTCCGATTCCTCTGGGAGGTATAGGAATTGTACCGCCCATCGACTTTAAGTATACCGTGAAGCCTATCCAGGCTAAAGTAGCTCGCGATCTCTTATGGGAGAGAAGCTCACAAGGTAATGTACCGCTGAGCAGACAACTCCCACTTCCCGGACGTCCGATGGATGATTTTGATCCCATCGTGTCTGTCCCATGGCAACCCGTAATAAGAAAGAGAACTCTCTTCACCGTCACAGATAAGTCTACGGTTAATGACTATTACCATTTAATGAGTCATCAGGGTATACCTTATAGGAAGATAATCTCAGAGATTGAACGACCTAAGCCTCTCAAGGACTACGACCTTAGCCGAGTCTATGGTGACCTTAGAGTACTGAACATCGACACGCATTGCTGCCGCTACGATTGTACAAACATCGGCCTAGAACGATGCTTTCTCCGAAACTGCACTGATCTTGGGGAAACCCAATTCTAGCTTCCTTTGGTGATTCCGACCAGATCATGTCGTTAAACCGATCATGGGGTTTACCTCATTAAATCACCCAAAACCGGTGGATCATTCTTCTCGATCCTTAATACTTCCGTGCTAAACCTTCAAGTGTCAAATCCAACATCTGAAGTAAATGCCAAGAGACTACACGGGTGAGCTCTCTCTATTCATAGAGCTATAACTATCCTTGGTCGGATAGGTTCTCTTGTAGAGAATGAGTTGTGGTAGATGTATAGTCCCACCTATTCTGTGGTATCCCATACATGAATAAATCACAATCATCAAACGGTAAAGCGTCCAACCGTCGCAATGGACCATTCAAAATGTCAAAAGCCCAGAAATTGCAAGCATCTATTACTAGATTTAACCAATCCAGTAAAAAGGTCTCTGCTCCTGTAGCTATGAGTAAGATCGTGAAAGCCGGTCGACCTGCCTTTCGCTCCACTCCCGATGGTGACATCACTGTCTCCCATCGAGAGTATATTATGGATGTCGAAGGCGCGATCGCTTTTACGACAGAGGGATTTCTTATTAACCCAGGAAATCAAATCCTCTTCCCTTGGTTGTCCAATATCGCTCAAAACTTTGAGACTTTCGAATTCGAAAAGCTCCATTTTGACTATGATACTGCAACCAATACCACCAGCACTGGCGTAGTCATGTTATCTATTGACTACGATCCTCAGGACCCTGCTCCATCCGGAAAGACGGAGGTCATGGCATCCCGAGGATCAGTCAGAACTAGTGCTTGGGAATACTGTACTCACCGTTCCCTCCGTGAGGACCTTGTTAAAAGAAAGGGTCTCATGGTACGAAGAACGAATGTAACGGCACAGCCAAGTCTTTTATACGACGTTGGCAACCTGTACGTCTCTCGACAGGGTCAAGCCTCCACAGCAACTGTTGGAGAACTCTACGTTGAGTATGTTGTCAAGTTCAAGACACCACAGCTCAATGATGCGGGTGAGGGCGACGCTCTCTCCGCGCGTCTGGGTTTCGTTAC